CTGACGGCTTTGGAGTGGGCCTAACCGCTGCTCGAGGCTTCATTCAAGACAAGCGAGATGCGGAATACCAGCAAGCCAAACTTGATGCGGACGCAGAAGAAGCTCGACTGACTGCGGATTTCAGATCAAAGCAGCTGGACAACGAGGCTACGCGCATCCGCTTGCAAGGCGAAGAAAACGCGGCTGCTGAGCAATTTAGAGCTGATCAAAGAGCTGCCGCCTCCGCTGAGAGCATAGCCGAAGCAGAGGCAAGAACAGCCAGAGCTGAAGCCGAAGCTGGCCTGAGAGCAGTTCAATTATCAGCAGCAGAAAAAGCAGAAGCCGTCGCTCAAGGGCAGCTGGACGCTCAAACGAGAGAGCAAAAAAACACAGCAGCTCTCGAGTCCATAGCTCAGCTTGATCTGCTCATTAAGCGCGCCCAGCAAACCGGAACTCAACCCGATTTAGAGATGATCAATACGCTGATAGGCAACACTGCTGACACTAAATTTGATCTCTCCACGATCTTGGGCGCCGATTACCAAAACGACATTGCCAATCTTACCTCTGTCATAAGGGAGCAGCTAAGCAGCGGACAGATGCTCGACACATCAGATCCCAGGATCCTTGCCGGGGCTGATGCTTTAGTCAACGCAAATGGCGGAACCATGATTGGTCGTACCGTCGATAGCACGTTTGTAAACGCGCCCGAAGAGTATCAGGACGGAAACTATCGCGTCGTTTCTAGAGAGGCTACTGGCATCGACATTAAAGAGGGTGCTGATGGCCTGATGTTTTCTTCAGACGTCCTCGTCACGCTGGAGCGCAAAGACGCGCCGGGTCAGTTTTATCACTACATAGCGCCGATGACGGACGGAAGAGTCGCCGGATCAACACAGCGTGCTCAGGTTCCCATCAATCAGATCATAGATGGCATGGGTGGCACCGCGATTCTTATCGACACTCTCAACAGAGATATGGCGCCCGTTGTTCGTGCAGCAAAAATCGATCAGATGGGCGGCGATAGTGCGTTCCGTTCAGCAGTAAATAGCGAAATAGAGAGCATGGTTGCCGTGATGGAGGCCTCCCCCAGCTCTCGCACTTACATGGGCAGCAAAACCAACGAAGAGCTGTTGCAGTCCCCAGATGACATACGTCGCATTGCTGAAGACAGGGCCCTGGGTCTTGGTCGGAAGACAGAAAGGTTTGGGGATCAAGCGAAGCAAGGCCTTCTTGAAACGCAAGCGATCATAGATACGCCTCTTCAAGCTTTTAAGGTAGCAGGCCCTGACGGCAGGCCCACCAAAACTATGGAGCTTTCTGACAACGAAATTTTTGAACTAGCGTCAACTTTAGATGATGGAGGTATCACTGAAAAAACAAGAGAAATGCTCAGAGATATTGCCAGAAGAAAAGGGGCAATCGATACGAATAGACGCCTTTTCGGAAGAATGGCGCGAGCTAATAATAGGTAACGGGCAAAATGCCACTAGCCACCTACCGACCCGGCGATAGCCGCGGATTCGCCCAGAAAGAAGAGGAGAAAGACGAGGATCTTCTTCAGTTTGGGGAGGGCCTTTCTGCCGGCTGGGATACAACCATTGGCACACTTGCTGGCGTCCGGTCTTTATTTAATACCCTCACTGGTGACGAAGCAGAGGCGATTGAGTACATGGGCTATGCCCGTGATCGCTTCCAGCAGGCTGCTGAATCCGGCGGAACGGTCACACAGCTTGATGATATTGAGGGGGTGGGCGATGTTGTCCGCTGGGCCTCTTATTCAGCTGGAACAATACTCCCCTCCATAGCAACGAGCATTGCTGGCGGTGGTGTTGTTGGTGCAGCCGCGCAAGCTTTAGCTAAAAGGCGAATCAAGGACGAGGTCAGAAAAGAAGTAATTGATTCGTTTGAGGGCAAGGTTAAAGAAAGCGTCAAAAATCGGCGCATTCGTGAAGTCCTAGATGCCAGAACGCAGACTGCTCGCAGGGGTGGCCAGATTGGTGGCGCTATGGCGGCTTCAACTGCACAAAATACTGGCGCTACGTTCGTCGATATCTACGAAGAAACTGGCATCGAGGCGCCTGATGTGGCGCTTGCTGCTGGTGTGGTTTCTGGAGCACTAGACTCTCTTGTTCCCCTTGCGGTGCTGAAGAGGGTGATGCCCGGCAGCACGTTCGCAAAATTTAAAGATGAGCTCGCAGACAAAGTCGTTCAGAACGGGGGCGTAACAAGGCGCATCCTCCAAGAGGCAGTTAAAAACGGTAGCGGTGAAGGCCTGACGGAAGCCGCTCAGGAGCTCATACAGGCCACTGCAGTGGGGATGATGAGGAACGATCCTCAAGGCGGGTTTGCAGAATATTTTGACGAGCTGATGAATCCTACTACCGAGGATTTAGGCAGTCGCCTGATGAATGCTGCCGCTGTCGGCTTCCTTGGCGGCGGTGTTACGGGTGGCGCTTCGGGGTTCTTTAAAGGCGAGCCCACGAAAACCGAGGATCCGAAGGCGCCCCCGGTTGATCGCCCCGATGAGACCGCAGAAACAGATGCTGAGGCTGATGATACTGAGGCCCCCACTCTCGACAGCCTGACTGGGGCAGCGGCAAGAATGGCTCAGCAGTCGGCCAGAGCCGGCGCCAGAGAAGAGCTGGATGCGCAGGGCCGCAGAAAAATTGAAGGGCGGGAAGAAAGGAATGAACAGCGCCTACAAGTCACCCTCAGAAATGTAGGTGAAGGCAGACGGGTAGCTGCTGAACGTATTCCGCAAAGCCTGCTTGAAACTGGCAATGTAACTCCTGAAGAAAATGCCGCAGCTGCTCAGGAATACGAAGAGAACAAGCCCCAGGTCATAGAGCCACAGGTAGAAGTAAAGCCTCTCAATGTGAACTATGACCCAGAGACTGATGAGTTCACGTCTCGAGGCAAAAGATTTAAGTATCTCAGCACGCTGTCTGACGATCAGGGCCGGCCCGAAAAAATTGTTGCCCGGGATCTGCAGAACGGGAAGGAAAAAACATTCCGCAGCCAGCGCTTGCTTCAGTCTCTTACTCAGGCCAGAGAAGGCAGGGTAGATCCGCCCAGTGACGCAGCGACCAAGTTCGCTGATGTGCTTCAGTTCGATGCCATGCCGGCTGCTATTCAGCAGGCTGTCCTCGATGACGCTGATGCGGTCGTTTCTGATGACGATACGGTTGATCTTGCCACGATGGTGCAGGCTGCTCAGAAAGCCGGTCTGTCTCAGGATCTGATTGACCGCACAAAAGCTATCGCAGAGCGTCAGCAAACCAGAACTTTAGACTCGGAACAGCGATTCACCGAAAAGGATGAATGGCGTGAGTATCAAGGCCCAATTGCCCCTCGCTCAATTCCTCTCGAGCAGCGTCAGGCAGAGGCTGGTCAAGACGCGGCGGACAAAGTAAGAGGATCTATAGGCTCCCGGGGTTTCAGTGTCCAACTCGGCTCCCCTCTAACGCTACGAGGCATAAAGCAGTTTGATCCAGACGACGTTGTCGATGCTGAGATCGAATATGCCATCTATGATTTGCTCGACGCCGGCTTGCCCACTCAGGTTTTCGATTACCTGAAGAGGCTGGCATTTCACGATGAAGACGGTGACCTAGTTAGAGTTTCCGGCTTGGCCACCAGCCAGGGCATCTCGCTTTCTAGCGCCATATTGGATCAGGTAAAAAAGGGCACCGCTGGCAGACAGCTGCGTTGGTCTTTGTCTCATGAGATGTGGCACATCCTAGACAAAAACCTAAACATAGCAGCCAGCTTGGCGCCGTTTAAGGCAACTGTTTCATTTGAAAGCCAGACCATAGATGCCGGTGATGTCGTCGCTGAGCTATATGAAAACTATCTGAACGAGACAGAGCTCGGAAAGGTCTTTATATATCCATTCCACTGGGTCAATGAAGCGGTGACTGCAGGCGAAGGTGATCCCGCAGCACTCGAGCAAATGATTCAAGAGGAAGTATTCGCGCAGCTGGGTGCGATTTATCTGAGCAACCCTGAGCTGGTACAATCATTAGCGCCAAGCGCATTCGAGGCAATGCAGGCAATCGCTGAGAACCCAGCGCTGCCGCAGCTTGTAGGAGCAAGAGATGCCGTTACTCAAGATACAAGAACCGAAGCTCAGCCCGACCCTGCAGGAGTACCGGGAGAAGTTCGGGCACCTGCCGTCGCCAGAAGCGATGAAGTTCCAGACGACGGAAGAGGTGGAGACGCTGGCGTCGGTGGCGTTGCGCAGGGAGAAGCCGGTGAAGGACTGGGCGGAGAGGCCGACACGCAAGACGGGGACGGTGACAGACCTTCTGTTCCAGAAGTAGAGCGACCCGCACCCACCCCACCATCTGAAGAAGAGTTCTCGCCTGACGAGCTAAGGCGCCTGCTCACAGGCGTTCAAGATGTAAACGAGTTTACTGTCGCTGATTTGCGGCGAGTCCTGTCTGGGCTTGAAGCCCTCTCTCCAACTCAAGAAGAGTTCACGGTCTCCGATCTTCAGCAGCTGTTGTCAGGAGTTCAGCAGCGTGACGAGTTTACGACTGATGATCTGCTTCAACTGCTTGGGGGTGACAGCCCAGAATCTCCAGCCATGATGCGGCGCCGGGGCCCTACGGGGCGCCCCTATCAAGGCTTGCCGGCTAACGAAACTCTTGGCGGAGAAGATCGAGTGCAAACCTCGTTGCCTAACGGCACCAGGCTGGGCGAGAAAATTTATGAAATAGGTGCTCCAGAAGATTACTCAATCGGAATAGACAGAATCCTGACGGATACGTCGAAGGTTCCGCTGGTTTCAAAGCTGAAAACCGCTGTCGAGGGGTACGACTTCTTCACCCCATCTCGAGCTGACTTAACCGCCGAAGAAACCATTGAAGAATTTAAGACGCACATGGTGGAAAACCTTGTCTGGCTGCATGACCAAATGGATCCTGCGCTTCGAGACGAGGCGAAACAGTGGTACGACGGCGCCAGAAAACAGGTAGATATCTGGGTAGATCGATACGGGCTGGAGCCGCGTCAGGTTGCTGCGGTAATTGCAAACCTTTCCCCGCAAAAAGACTGGTTTATGAACATGTCTTTGGCGGAGCGCATGATGGATGTCTACTCCTATCGTCAGGACTATGTTGCTGATGCGGAGATGAACAAGGCGTTCACCCGAATAGTTCTCAAGGATGAAAAAGGCAAGCTGATTCAGGTATCGAAGATCGCTAAAGACACAACAAGGGAGGCGTTTAAGCTTCAAAGAGATATCTGGAAAAAAATAAAAAATCAGCCCCTGTCTGGTGTAGAAAAAGTTCTTAGCCCGGAAGAGGTAAGCCTTGGTCAAGCGATATGGATTCGCATGTATGACGAGGCGAATCACTCACGCTCATTCAGGGTTATGTCTCCGTCAGGTGAAATCATGGGCCCCTCTATGGGCAAGGATGGCCCCCAGAAAGTAGCTTGGGGATCGTTCACTGAAATCATGAAGGGCGTTCAGGTTCTCAGAGACGGATCCCTTGAAAGTGTTTCTCTCAGCCTTGGCGATGCTCATAAGGTAAGAAACTTCTACAACAACATCGTCGCTCCTGACTCTCAGTTGGGAGAGGTCACTATCGATACTCATGCCGTTGCAGCTGCTGTGTTCAAGCCTCTTTCAGCTAAGGGCTATGAGGTGTCTCATGCCTTCGGCTCTACACCCCCCAAAGATACTCTGGGCATACCAGAAGGGGTTGTCCGTGCCGGCGCGGGAAGCAGTGCCAAGTTTGGCGCGGGAGGCACATACGGCATTATTGCTGATGCATATCGAGAGGCCGCTGAGAAGCTTGGAATACTCCCCCGGCAGCTGCAAAGCATCACTTGGGAAGAGATCAGGGTTATCTTCCCCGCGTCATTTAAAGACGAAAAAGGTGTAAATCTTGGTAAGATAAACGAACTGTGGACGCGCTATGCAAATGGCGAGCTGTCTGTAGATCAGGTAAGGGAGCAGGCGTATGGCCTCACAGGAACTAAAGGCAACAAGCCCGTCTGGGCCGATCGATCCGATGCTGTCGTTGATGAAGAGCAAGGGGATGGCACTTACAGCCGAGATGTATATAGCGCTGGCGTACCCGGACAAGGAGCTCGAGGACGTGATGTCCGACCCAGAGGCGATGGCGATGCTGCCGGCGGAGCTGCAGCAGGAGGACTAGAGCGCCCCTCATTCCAACGCAGACTATCAGGACAGACTAAGTCATACGACGACGCTGTCGCTGATGGCACCCGCCTGAACGGCGAGCCTAATACTAACGAACTCAATCTCGACGACGAGACTCGAGCAGAACTGACGCTGAAAAAGTGGCAGGACAAATACCTGACGGTTAAGAAGCTGCAGGAGCAAGCAAAAGAAATCCTGGGGGTAGATGAGCTACCAGAGCGCCTCAACATACACGGCGCCGAAACATTAAGTCACGGCAAAATAAAAAATGACTATGACGGTCTCGAGGATAACTACGTCAAGCCGATTGGCGACATCCTCCGAGAGAACGACATCGACATGGACGATGCCGCGCTTTACCTGATTGCCAAGCACGCCAAAGAGCGCAACGAATACATTGCCTCAATCAATGAATCGCTACCTGACGGTGGCTCTGGCCTAACCACGGCAGCGGCTGCTGAGATCCTTGAAAACGCAGAGAACAAAGACGCGCTCGAAGAGATCGCCCAGCTTGTCTATGACATGCTCGAGGAGAACCGGAAGCGTATGGCGGATGCTGGCCTGCTATCAGAAGACACCGTCGATGGATACCGGGAGCAGTATCAGTTCTACGTTCCGCTGAAGGGATTCGCGGCAATCACAGTGGTAGATGAAAACGGTGTTGAGCAAACCGTAAGAGAGCAATCTCCTGTATCTAGCGGCTCGACCGGGCGCGGATTCAGCATTACCGGGAAAGAAGTTTTCAAGGCGCTGGGCCGTGAAAGCAGGTCAGACAACCCGCTGCTGTATGCCTTGAAGGATACGGAAGAAAAGATTGTTCGATCCAGAAAGAATGAGGTGAGCCAGCGGTTCTTAGAGCTGGTGGATAGACTCGTCGCTCAAGGCACAAATGCGTTCAAGGTCTTCCGCCCCGGCGACGAATACCCAATGAAGCGCGTGGAAAAAAATGGGCAGGTCGTTCAGGAGCGCATGAGCACCACAGACATGCGTAACGACACCATCGAAGGCACCAAAGATCCTAAGTACATGTCGGTCAAGGTAGACGGGGAAGAGGTATTCATAGAGATCAAGAGCCCCGCACTCAATCGCGCCATGCAGAACCTCGGTGCTCAGCAGTATGAGGCCACGTTCGAGGTGCTTAACAAGAGCACCACTGCGTTCCTGCAGAAGTTCCAGAACTTCCGGCGGAATATGCTGATCAACTACAACCCGAGCTGGTTCCTTATCAACCCGGTTAGAGATATCCAGACGGGAATCATGTTTAGCCTTGCTGAAGAAAGCAAAGAGGGCGGGCTGGTATACGGGGAAAACCTCACCGCGGACATTCTTAAAAACTATTTCCCGGCAGCGTTCGCATATCGCGCAAATCTAAGGGGCAAAAAAGGATCAGAGTACGACGGATACTTTGAGGAGTATCAGGCCTCTGGCGCTCCGACTGGGCAAACGCTGACCAGAGAGATCGAAGAGCAGCAGCAGCGACTGGAAAACATAATCAGCGAAGGCTCTATCAAGTCACGAGCCCGCGCTATGGCGGATTGGATCGAGGACGCCAACACGGCAGCTGAGAACGCTGTGCGCTTCGCCGCATACATCGCTGCGCGTGAAAAGGGAGTAACCGTACAGAAGGCAGCATTGCTTGCCAAAAACATGACGGTCAACTTCAACCGAAAGGGCGAGGCTTCATCAGCGGCGAACCTTTTCTATCTGTTCTTCAACGCTGCAGTTCAGGGCACCGACCAGATAGTAAAAGCTATGAGTGGCCGCAGCCCCACCGGAGGTTTGACCAAAGCTCAGATGGCCGGTATCGCTATCGCAACGTCGGCCTACGCCATTACCAAGTACAACATCGAAGCAGCCGACGAAGATGACGACGGCGAGAGTCTTTACAACGATCTGTCTCCATACGACAAGTTGATGAGCTGGAATTACGTCAGGCCAGACGGCAAGACATTCTTCCAGATGCCGCTCCCATACGGGTACGGGCTCATCCACACAATCGGCAGGCTCGCTGCTGAATATGAACATGATGCTATTGACGGTGGCGAGGTAGCTGCAGAGCTCACCGCAGCGTTTGTGCATCACATGTTGCCACCGCCTTTAGGCTTCCTGGGAGCCCTTGGAACTGCCGACGACGCGACAGAGATTGCAAAGAGAGGATTCAACGATCTGGTTCCAGATATTTTTGAGTTCCCGGCAACTGTCGCGACGAACATGAATCACTTCGGGGCCCCTATTTATATAGAGGACAACCCCCTTCTGCCTCCCGCTCCAGATTCGAGCAAGGCAAAGCGGAGCACTGAGAAGTTTTATCGGGACATCGCTGAGAGCATGAATGAGATAACCGGCGGCTCTCTCTACAGAACAGGCAGTGCAGACGTATCTCCAGACGTGTTGAAGTACGCGGTCGATTTCTTCGGTGGCGGTCTGGGGCGATTCATCACTCGCGGCGTTGATACCGCGATGATCAATAACAATGACGTTGATGAGGACGACCGCCCAATGGGTGAGTGGCCTATCTTCAGATACTTGTACGGCGAGCCATCTGCCTTCAACGACAAGCTCGAGTACTACGACAACATCAGAGACTCGCAAGAGGTCTTCAAAGAAAACGAAGGCACCACTGACGCAGAAGAAAGGGAGCGATTCCTGCAGCGCTTTGGCTCAGTAGCGCAGCTCGAGCCCCTGTACAAAGAAACCCAGAAGCAGCTTCGCGCCCTTCGTAAGAAGAAAAAACAAATTGAGAAGACACAGAGCGATCCATCTCTGGCCTACACGCAGATCCAAAAGCTAGAGGCCGACATGGAAAAGCTCTATGACCAGTACAACAAGCGTTACCGCGAAGCGACGAGGTAACTGTGGATCCCGCGTCTCTCGCCCTACTTGCCGGCAGCGCCTTCAAGGGCATACAGGCCGTGGTGCAGGCTGGCGGGGAGATAGAGCACGTCACCAAAAAGCTGGGCCAGTGGTTCACGATCGCCAGCGACTTCCAAGACAAGATGAAGGAGATAGAAAACCCTCCTTTGTTCAAGAAAGTCTTCGATGGTGGAAGTGTCGAGCAGGCTGCGCTGGACATCGTGGTAAGTCAGAAGAAGTTCGCCGAGCAAGAGAAGCAGATCCGCGAACTAATTACCTGGGCGTATGGGCCAGAGACTTACCGCGAAATGATGCAGCTGAGAAAGGACATCAAGGCGCGGCGCGAAGCCATGATTTACAAGCAGCGGAAGCGGCAGCAAAAGATGCTCGATATTGCTTTCATCATTTTGGGGCTCGGCATCGCGGGCGGAATTATTTATTCCACGGTTCTATTTATTCAAGGAGCTCGTGGATGAATGACGGAGCTGGCGCCAATCCAGCCGCTGTCTCACGTCCCAATAGTGACTCAGGAGAAGCAGGTTACGTTCCGCACATCGGATGGCCATATAGAGGGCAGCGTAAAGGTCGAGGCGATCACGGACGAGTGGTTGGTTTACGACTACAGAGGAATGGTGAAGACGTCGCACCGGGCGTCAACGATTGATTACTTAGTGTGAGGTAGTAATGGCAGCTAAGAAAAAAAAGTCGGCGAAAAAGAGTGGAGCAACGCCAAAGAACAAGGCGCTTTATGCCCGGGTAAAGGCTGAGGCCAAGCGCAAGTTTAAGGTCTGGCCCTCTGCATACGCTTCTGGATGGCTGACCAAAGAGTACAAGCGCAGGGGTGGCACCTATGCCTAGCAAAAAGCCAAGTGGCGGTCTGACCAAGTGGTTCAAGGAAGACTGGGTTGATCTCAAGACCGGCAAAAAGTGTGGGCGCTCTGGCAAAGAAAAGAAAAAGCGACCGTACCCATCCTGCCGACCGAAGAAAGTTGCAGCGAAGATGACTGCAGCGGAGAAGGCTAGATCCAAGTCTAAAAAGACTGGGCCAGCCAAGGTGAAGCATGACGTAACGGCTTCAGGAAAACGCAGAAAAACCACCAAGAAAAGGAGCAAGTGATATGCCGCAGGGAAAAGGTACTTACGGTAAAAAGCGCGGAAGGCCACCGATGACTCCGCAACAGAGACGTGCTGCGGCGGCTAAGGCCAAAGCTAAAATGAAAGGGAAGAAGTGAGATGCACGACGGTAAACCATGCAAAGGCAAACGAATGAAAAAGGGCAAAAGAAAGGCTGCGCCCAAGAAAAAAGCAGTAAAAAAGGCCTGATCACTGGTATACTCCGCGCCGGCAGGGGCTTCCTCCAAGTTGTCCCTTGCTAGCTGGCCGGGGGAAACCCCGGTTAGCGACCCTTATTTGGGGCACAAATTGGGGCACAAAATACGCCCAGCCCCCTCCAGCCCTTGCTATGTAAGGGTTTCCAGATCGAGTTCAACTCCCGCCGCCTCCACCATATTAGGGTCTACAGACGTCCGTCTGAGCAGCAGAAGCCCCCTATTTACCTTTCGATTTAGCGTTTATAATGCAGAAAGCCACTACTAACTGTGGGGTTTTTGTATGAACCTGAGTGGAGAAGTAGAGTCCCTGGCGGATAGCCCGTGCAACGGGTGGTGTACCACAGCCATCTTCGGAGACGTTGTCTGTAAGGGCTGCGGTCGAACATCCAAAGAGGTAACTGACTGGCAGGACATGTCAGATGTCGAGCGCAAGCTGGTAGTTATTGACTTAGCCAAGCGCGATTTTGCGATACGGCACCTGTACGCCGTCACATATAAGCCAAGGAAGCTGGGGTGAAGGTTGTGCCCATAAAGAACGGAGAGGCGATAGCCGAGCTTGATCGCCTGAGAGAGGCCCTGCTGTCCGGTGAGGCGACGAAATTCTATGCCTTCACCAATGCCGCGGTCGCCGATAACTTTCAGGACGCGATCTTCTATGGCGGTGGCTGGGACGTTACCGAGATCATCGCAGCATTGGGCGCACTGCAGTCCATGGAGCTGGCAGCTGCACTCGATGAGCTGTTCGATCTACGCGATGAAGTCGAGGGGGATGACCCCGGTTTGGTAGATTAGCTAACTGCGATTACGGCGACAGTTCCTGCAGTTAGATTTTCCCAAGTCGAAATGTAACTCAGACTATATGCAATTAAGTTCTAATTGAGTTGTGTTGCGGTCGCTTTGGACACTAACACTGGCAGTGTTGAGGTCGGCGGTTCGATCCCGCCTAGCTCCACCACCAATTTACTAGGCCGTTTGACCGTTTCACAAACCGACTTCGGTTTTTTAATAGCCTTTTGTTCTAAGCGGCTCTCAGATCCTCCCATCTGAGTATCGGAATTGCGCGGCGCCGAAAACCCGTTATTGACGTAGCTACGCATGTCGACCGCATTTAAATGTGTGTAACGCTCCAGCATCTTCATGCTGCTCCACCCGGCAAGCTTCTGCACCATCGGCAATGGGGTGCCCGACATGACATGCCGAGTCGCCCATGTGTGCCGGAAGTCATGAAACCTCACGCGGCCCACCTCAGCGCGCTCACAGGCCCTTCTCCACGCTTTGGACGTGACACTAGAGCTCTCGGACATAGGTTGCCCGTTGCGCTTTGTGAAGACGTACACGGGCTCCTGACCACGCTGCGTTTGTAGTGCTTTTTGCTCCGCCAGAATCACATTGGCCTCATCACACATCGGCACAAACAAACGCTTGCCTCCCTTCATTTTGGCAGCTGGAATATCAAGCATCCCGTCCACCACCTCAGACCATGTCAGCAGCTTGATGTTCGACACCCGCAGGCCAGTAGCCAACGCGAACCGAGCCATCGAGCTATAGAGCAGCGGCAAGCAAAACAGCAGGCGATGTATCTCATCCTCCTGTAATACCCGCGGCTCAATCGCGTCGTCGCTGGTTGAAAGGTTCTCGAAGTGAGGGACGTGATGCGCCTCGATCAAGCCACGCTTATCCTTTGCGTAGTTGAGCACGGCGATGAAGTAGCGCACCCGTGAGTTGATGGTCGCGCTCTTATACCCCTCTACCTGCAAGTCTTCGACGTAGTCCGTCACGTCAAGAATCTTGAAGCTATCTATCTCCCGTTCACCCCAGCGATCAACTGCCTCCCTGATCGCCTTCTTTGCAGCGGGGCTCTTTGGCCTGCCCAGCCGCTTACTCGGCAAAGCAATGTACCGCTCTGCCACTTCGCGAAACGTGTTCATGTTATTCCCCTTGTTCGAGGAAGCTGTCGCCGAATCGCCCGTCCAATATACCCCACAACGGTGGCTGCTGGGATACTCGGAGCTGCTCGGCCAGATGTATAGCTTCGTCTTTGCTCATATATGACTCGCCTACCCGCCAGATCTCATGGCCATCTGTGCCGCCGTAGGCTTTCAGGGTGACTGTGGTGCTGGCGTCTTTGCGAACAGGGTGTACAGGGCGATAGTGCATGCGCAGCAGCGTTAGCCAGAGTCGCTCGGGATAATGAAGCGAGAGGTCTTTTTCCCACTTGCCGTGACCTGCAGCGACCGCGGCTCTGTGCTTCGCGGCGTCAGAGTTTTTTTCCGGGTCGGTCTCCTCGCCGGATTTTGACGCTCTTAGGCGCAACAAACTTGATAAGTCCATTGTATCGAGTCACCTGTTTATGTTCCTGCTCTTGTCCGCAACGCACGCAATAGCGCTCCCAGGTCGAATACCTTTTGAGTCCGGTGTAGAAAATCAGCACGCTACCCACCTGCACTGGGTCTTGGTGGTGCTCTACCAGCATGATCTCCATCGATGATTGTTTGGCGGGCTCATCGATGCGTAACAAAATGAAACTGTTACTGACCTTGCTGTAACGAAGCCCCGTCACCATCACTCGAATATCGCAAGTCTCAAGTGATCGGCCTTTCTCCATGTTCTTGCCGAGGAAGACCGACTGGCCATTACCGCGGGCCAGAATGACGGTGCCCATGTTTAAGTCGTCGGCTCCCATCCTTAACGCCTCACATGTTCAGTTGCTCGGGCAGCGCTTTGACCCCGGGAGGGCAGGCTGGGTAACGCGGGCCGACACCACGTTAGGAGGGTGCCCGAGCCCGGTCAAAATGGAATGTCCGCCTCTTCTTCCGCCTGCTGAGGAGGCTGATCAGGTATCAAGTCTGCGCTGTAAGACGACTTCCTTTCTGCCTCTTCAAGAACACAGATTCTCTGCAAAAACGTCGAGACGCCGTACTGATCAAGGATGCGCTGCTCTAACGCATCCCAAGGGTCGAACTGCACTCTCACTACCGATCCGCGGGGGATATCCATGTCTGTTGCCGCGCCTGAGAGGTCGATTACATCATCCGCTCTCAGGGGCTTGAAGCTTTTAAACGTGCGCTGCTTGACGGTTACGCCCTTATCGTTGGTGTAATCTTTGAGCTTGACGCCCAAGTCCTCCAGCTTCTTGATTTCCGCATCGTCCTTGATGGCAATCACGACGCTGTAGGTGGGCTTGTCTGGGTTAAATTTTGTGTCGGGCGTTATCAGGTTGTTGAAAACAAGTTCGCCTTGCACCACGGGTTTGTCGTTCATGACTCCTCCTGTTTGACAGTCACTTGACGGGTGTTCGTTTTGCGTCGGTATTGATCGATTTCGTAGCCTTTAGACTCCAAGGCAACAATTCCGCCTAGTGCGTCGAAAGCTTTCTCGTAGTCGATTGGTGGGGTTTTATGCGTCACCTGAACCTTTGTGCTGCCGTCAGTGACCGACCTTTGATAGGCATCGGCCACCGCGTTTTTCGCCACCCTGATAACGCCATCGAGTGTTTTCAAAGTAGCTAGGTCTGCAGCAATCTTGGTTTCGATCTCGCGCTTTTGCGTCAGCGCAGCAGTGAGCTCAGAGAGGGCGTCATGCTTAACTACCTCGTAGATCTCTTTGCCGGCGTCTTCATCTAGGTGCTTGGCGCGCCGCTCGGGGTTGTCGAACTCCGCATGGACGTGCTTATGCCACTCCCAGTAAAGATCGATCCTTTGCACAGTGCCTTTGCGGGGGTGTGGCAGAAGAGATCCAGATAAAGGCTGAGTCAGCCACTTCTCTTCTCGCTCTACTCGTACCAGTTTGTGCGCGATCGGCTCGGCTCCGGGGGTGGAGCATTGGAAGCAAAGAAAGTCGACCCAGTCTAGATCCCACACCTCCATCATCAGTTGCACCTGACGCAGGTAGTGCTTTTTGTCGTCGTCCCAGACGCTATAGATTTTCGCTCCCGGCATTGGGCATTTGATTTCAATGCCACCGTCCAGGGGGATGAGTCCGTCAGGAGATTGGGTCAGCCAGTCGTATTTTTTATGCACGCCTACGCCAACTTCATGAACCTCTGCCTTGTACTCGCGCTCGTACCACTCTCGGGCCCAAGGCTCCATGAGATTGCCGTGCTTTACCGCCTTGATGTAACTAAGGTCTCTGAATTGCCCTGACAGCGCACGCACTGCATCGCGCAGCCAAACATCTGACTTCAGATAGCGGTTTACATTCTCGATGACACCTACAGCGGTGCCGCTGATGGGGTGTTGTGCTTTGTACTCAAGCCACTCTTGGCCTGTTTGCGCAAGCCGCCCCGGGTGTGTTTTTAATTCCGCCATACAACGCCCTCCCGAAGTGCCTGCAATGCGTTCGACCAAGATTTTTCAACGGTCAACAGCATTGCCATGTCGCCACGAACAAACATTGATGGCAGGATATTCCTTGGGCACCAAGTTGCAGATCTGCCCTCTAAATTGGTGCGAGACCACGCCGTCAATATTCGCTCGCGATGCCTCACAAAATAATCCCTGTTTATTTGCCGCTTACCTTTTCGCCCAGCCATAATCATGACCGTGCGACTCATGCGACTCATACGACACCTTTCTGGTTTTTCATTTGTCATTTTTTATTCCTTCCCTTTTTTGTGGGCTTAGCCCACCCCTTTTGTTGAAGCAGCTCTTCAAACAGCCGAGCCACCTCATCCTTCCCTTCGCCGCCCGTTTGCTCTATGAACCCGAGCATCTTTTTGTAACGCTCGGTGGCGTCCTCGAGCGATTGTTCAGAACCGACGCTGCGGTCGAACAACTGACGCATTGTTTCTTTTGGTTCCTCGTCCATCTTTTTTGGAGGCTCTGCGGTTTCTTGATCTTCACTCGGTTGTGACTCTCGTGCCGCAACGGGCTTGGCCCACAGGCTGAAACCCAAGCCAAAGCCTTCTGCTGCGCAGCGGACTCGCGCACGCATTTTCGCGTTGTGTATCTGGCTCGCATTTGGATTCACGGCAGACACATACTCGTCGCTGGTTTCACTGGCGGCTGTGGTTACGACTTGCGAGACAGTGGTCTCATGGCCGCAGATAGACATGGTGCAGCGCACTTCACCAGTGCCGTCTGGATATTGGAAAAAATCAGATCCTTCAGGAGTGCTCTCAAATCGCCAGCTGTAGTCGCTCGCGTAGGTCTGCATCAGAATGTCGTGGGCTGCATGCCACGGTAGATAAGTTGTGTTTGCTTGCTCGTTGGATTGAATGTGCTGGGAAATGTCTAGGGTGCTTAGATGCGCCCAGATTTCGCCTCTCGATCTACTCACTGATTACCCCTTATACGGCGCTGCGGCGCACCGCATAAACCATCGCTAACTCAGGGTAATTTACCAGTTAACTATGAGATGTCAATTTTTTATCGAGCGCTTAGAGGAATATGTATAGTTAGGCGACAGTTTCAGTCTGGCTGCTGGAAAAACCGCGCCATGGTGGCGAGAATATCCTCAGCTTCCTTGGGATTTTTGTAGACGTTGCCCATAAGGAGGGTGCGCTGCTCATTGGTGAGGGTCAGCTCATGATCCTCTGCAAACACATCCACTTTTCTACCGGCGCGCACCAGCTTTTCAACATCCAGGGACATGCGCGGGCGAGACTCCCCGTTAACCCACCAGTAGATATCGACGTCGTATTCATCGCAGAATTTAATCAGATTGACCGGATCTCTAGGTAAAGAACCTTTCATCCACGCAGCGATTGTAGCTTCAGATACGCCTACCTGCTTGGCAAGTCGCGTTTGAGCTCCGTGTATAGGGATCTGGTGGCGCTCCAGCACCTGAAGAAAACGCTGGGCCCTCTTCTTCTTTTCATGAGCCTCATCGATAGGGCTTGGGTCATTAGACGCATGCTGAGCCGACACTGACCTTCCTCCATTGTTTAGGTATGAAATGTCCGGTCAACATAGATCAAAAATAAAAAGATGTCTACTTAATATTTCTCTTTAGGTGACAGTTTCCATTTGTATTTATGGAGGCGCCAAGTTATCTTTATCTCAGTTAACTGAGACTTTTTAATTTGCACTTCGTATTTGGGGGCGTTGATGCACTGGCTCAAGCTGTACACTGAGATAGTAAATGATCCGAAAATTCAATTACTTGCGCCATCTGATAGGTGGCACTACATCGTGCTTCTGTGCGCGAAGGCCGATGGCCTGTTTGATTATGAACCCCAATTTAAGGCTCAGCTCCTAGAGGTTCAGCTAAGGCTGACCTCTGAAGAGATGACTGCACTCTACGACCGGCTGCGCGGCGCGCTGCTGATCAACGAGGACTGGTCGCCAGCCGGGTGGGATAAGAGGCAGGTAGTTAATGACCCCACAGGCAAGCTCAGAAAGAGAGCTCAGCGTGAGCGAGATAAGAACAAAGAAAAAGATATAGATATAGATATAGAGAGTCACGTGACAGTCACAGGACAAAAACGTGACAAGTGTGACATCGAAGACTTTGAAGAGGCTTGGGCCAAGTGGCCAAGGAAGGTAGGGAAGGCTGCAGCAAGGAAGGCCTACCTAAAACTCTTTAAAGAAATCCACCCCTTAATTCTGGCCGACATCAACCGCAGAACCAAAAACAAAGAGTGGCCAGAGGACAAGCAATACATTCCGCACTTTTCGACCCACCTAAACCGGGAAGGATGGGAAGACGAGCCTGATTCACCAGTCCAGACAGCAGGGGAGAACTATGTCTGATTTATCACACCCAATACTCAGGGAGATGGAGCGCGAGCAGTCTGCTCAGCGAGAACTAAAAGCGAACGCCGTTCGGCGCAACGAATTTATCGGCAGGGTCGAGGACATGTCTAGCTACAGCCGTCATGAAGACGTTACGCAGCTGGATTATCCAGACCCTGAAGATATTTATTTTCCGTCTGATTTTAAGGAGGCGGTGCTGCACCTGAATGAGCATGGCGTGAACGAGCATGCGTTCCTTCCATTCTGGGATGTGTTTGGTGACAAGTTCGCGCTGCGTCCCAGAGAGCTGAGCATCTTTTTTGGTTCCCGTGGGTCATACAAATCAACGGTGATCAACTATCTGGTGGCAACGCTCATTATGCAGCGCCACAAAGTCGGGTATTTGAGCTACGAGATGGACACACCCTACCTGCTGAGCCTGCTTGCGCAGCAGATGGGCAACTCATCAACGGTGACCCCGGGCTATGTCAGCGCGTGCATTGATTTTGCGCAGCCATATCTGCACCTGATTAACGAGATGGTTGACACCCCGGCCAAGGCGCTCGGCAAGATCGAATTCATGCTGCAGTCCGGCTGCAAGCTTGTTGTCCTCGACTGTCTGCAGCGCATCCACATGCCGCAGAACGACATCAATCTAGAGCGCGAGTTTGTGGTGCATCTCACAACCATGGCTCGTGAGCACAACGCCCACATCATCATCGTTCACCACAGTCGCAAAGGATCTGCCGCGCAAGGCGACAACCCCAAGCCAGTGATCGACGATCTCAAGGGGTCAGGGGGGTTAGCTGATAACGCGCAAAACGTGATAGCGGTGCATAGCCACAAGCAGAAAAAAGATGAGCTGTTCTGGATCGATCTGCGCGAGCGCAACCAAATGCCGCAGGCCTCTGATGCGGATCGCAAGGCGGAGCTGCAAGAGGAGCCGGACGTCCTGCTGATGGTCAAGAAGCAAAGACTGTCTGGCTTCGAGGGCAATATCGGCCTCTTTAGAACCGACGCCCGGGCATTCCATACCAAGGGCGGCAGGGTCAAGACGTACACGCCGGGGGACTGATGTTCGACGATCAAGAGAATCACGCGCACAACATCCGTCAAGCCGGCCAGCGGCAGAAAGAGGCTGAGGAAAATCTGGCTCGTGCTCAGGCCATGGAAAAGATGACTTTCGCCAAGGCACAGATGGAGGGTGAGGCCCAGGGGGCCAAGAGTCTCGCAGCACAGACACGTCACGCTGATTTGCAGGGAGAAGTATTCAACGCCCGGCTGAATGTGGGCGTGGCAAAGGGCGAGGTGGCCGCAGCGAAAGCTGAGTACCGCGCCTGCGAAATGGAGTTCGACACATGGCGGACACAACAAGCAACTCATCGATTGGAGCGAAACCTGTATGCAAAAACCTAGAGCGCGCTTTCAGCTGCGGCTGAACATGGAAGCGATGGATCGCCTGAAAAATTTGGCGAAAAGGAGGAAGACAACCATCACCGCCATGCTCGTTGAGGCAGTGAACGACTTGCTTGTGAAGCACGGGCTCAAGCCTATTGCCAAGGCGCCCCCTGTCGGACGCCCGAAACAAAAGTGAAGGGCCGCACCCCCACTCAGGAGGAGAAGAAGTGGATGGACGACGTCCGCGAGCTTGGCTGCATTGTCTGCCGCAAGTATCGCGACGTGCTCGTGCCGGCTGAAATCCATCACGTCGAGGGAAAGACCAAGCCCGGGAGTCACTTCCATGTCTTGCCACTGTGTTTCTGGCACCACCGGGAGGGGAGCTCGTCGGATCTGTACGTCTCTCGCCATCCCTACAAGTCTCAGTTCGAGGCTGCATACGGAACAGAGAAGGAGCTGCTTATGGAAATCAATGAGCTGGTCTCACAGTTGAGGGTGAAGCAATGACTCATGATCCGCAGGATAAAGCGTACTGGGTGCGCCGCGGTCGAGAGCTGGAGCAGCTGTTCCACTCGACGGTTCACATTGAGGGCTGCGGGGTGTCGTTCCCGACGGCCAAAATCGATGACCCCTACGGGCATGACTTTCTGCTGACCCGACCAATGGATCTCAAGGTTCAGGCAGAGCCTTTTTATACGGCAGAGGAGCGCTTCGGGATACCGCCTCGTTACGCCATCTCGATCAACCTCAAAGACCTTCAGCGCTACACAACGATGTACCCAAACATTGTTTTCGTGGTGGTCGTTTTATTTGAGGGGGAGATGGAGATCAGGCAGATGACGCTACAGCGGGCCCGGGAGTTGGTGGCAAACAAATCGGCGAAAAGACATGAATACAAGAATCGCAAAGGCGATCAGTCGGGGAACGCAAAGGTCAGCTACATCTTCGATCTTAGAGATCTCGATGAGATTAGCTACACAGTTACGGACGAGCAAAAGTGGGGAGAGGTACATGCGAGAACACAAACCGCTGCAAGCACTGGCTGATCACATTGATAAGACTCACGGCGACTACTACGGAGGTGACAAACAGCAGCCGCTGGACTGGGCGATCGCTCAGGGAATTGTCGAGGAGTACTGCCGGTGCAACATCCACAAGTACAACCACCGCATCAATGCCAAGCATGCCGACGCTGAGGGCCAGTACCTCGACGCCCTGAAGTGCGCGCATTACGCGGTGCTTTTGGTGGGGGAGAAGTTAAAAAAATTGGAGGCGGTAAAGAGTGAGAACCAAAACGGCGAGAGCGCCTGAGAACTTGGAGCGCTTTCTGGAGATGAACATAAACACCTTCACGATAAAGGATGTGATGAAGGCGCTTGATCTTTCAATGCAGCGAGCACACGCGACGATCTTGCATGGCATGAAGGAAGAAAAAATCAGGCTGGCAAGGGCCCAGGGAGAGGCAAACCGGCCACCCATCGAGGCAAGTCTTTATCAGCTGAGCAGTTTATCGCGGCAGTGGATAACCAAACCGTGGAGAGTTACGGATGACGATCAACTCACGAGCTAAAGGGCACGCCTTCGAGCGTGAGATTGTGAAGCAGCTGCGGGATGAGCTGGGACAGATCGTGGACGAGCCGATCAAAAGAATCCTCGACCAGTACCGAGAGGTTGAGCTGCCAGACATCGTGGTGCCGCCGTTCGCTATCGAGTGCAAGCGCTACGCCAAGGGCAACACCTATCGCCCTGAGTGGTGGACGCAGGTCACGCTCGCATCCGAGAAGGCTGGCCTGACCCCGGCGCTCGTGTACCGATATGACCGGCAGCAAATACAGTGCGTGATCCCTCTGTACGCTATCAACCCAGAGTACCCCCGCACGAATGAGTGCCAAGCCATCGTGGATTGGTGCGATTTCGTGATGATCATGAGAGAAAACATCGTTGCATCCGCGTGATCTGCGCATCGCGTGCGACCGGGCAGCAAACCTAATCAACTACCCCGAAGTCAGGGCCTCTTTGGAGCGAGATCTTGAGCCGCAGTTCATCGATCTGGCGGTCAAGTTGTGCATCATGATGGTCAGTTCACGCATCTGCGAACTGTCAAGTCTAGCCGAGCGCAGAGCTGCGATTGATACTTGGCCTGAAGAAGACGGCGCCCTGCAAGGCATTCGAGTCGAGCTACGGTTCGGGGTGCAAAGACTGTGGGAGCGCCGTCCACCATCCCCCACCTTGAGGCCAAATTATGAGCACACCCGCACAGGCGCTGGAGCGCCGGGACAACGTCGTCTTTCTGCACAGGGAAACATGGAATTATTTTGACGAAAAAGCCCCCGAGATCGAGGGCTGGTATGTTGTCAGCGGGACGTCGAAGGATGGCCCTTGGATGGGTGTCTTCGAGCTAGTGCAGGGGAGGCTGTCCGGGGAGGTGGAAATGCAAGACCCTTACCCGATCAGCTATCTCAGGCTACCCGACCCACCATTAGTTTGAGCAGCCGAAGCATGGGCCCCGGCATCGCTCGGTAGTTGCTGGTTTCAGGATCGCGCAGCCAGTTGCGAACTGTCTCGGGTGAGACCTCAAGGATCTTTGCCAGATCCTTTCGAGACAGGCGGCTCTCCTCTGCGATTGCGCGCAGCTCCTCGTTAGTGGTCATTGCGGCGCCCCTCCAAGTAGGCCTGCGCTGCGTCATAGTCCATGCTGTCGACCTCGATCCCGTTGTAGCTCACGTTGAAGTCCGGGTCGCACAGCGTGCGCCCGTCTTCCTTCCAGCAATTGAGAGTTGACTTGCTCATGTCGAGCAGCGGATCGTTGGTATCAACGACTATTGTCAGCCAAAGCTTCATGGGCTCTCTCCATCTGTGCTGCGTCCCGGGCGTCGATCTCCCCCACAACGGAGAAGATCAGCACCAGAAATACACAGGCGATTAGTGCGGCGAAGTGCTCGGGGATGTCGCTCATGCGTCCACCCCCAGCTGCTCCCGAAAATGCCAGTCGTCCGCCTCGTTGAGGTACACGGTGTTGGCCACATCGAACGAGCGAATGCCCAGCTTCGATTTTTCAAATTTGGCGGAAAAGGGTCGGAACCAAACCACCCCATAGCTGCCCGTCTCTGTACACGTCACAAGGAACAGGGCCCGCTGCTTACTGAGGGATACCTTCACGTTCATGACGGTGAGCCCCTGCCTGTTCGCTAGAGTGGTGCCCTCCTGCACGATCATCTGGTTCTGGGATACTGGCTCGACGGCTGCAATGTTCATGACGTCACCTCCTTTTCGCCGTGCTCGATGACTGCAGAGCTAACCTCTATCCAGCCATAATCGTTTCCGGTTTCTCCGTTCGGGGAGTACCAGATCTCTAGCTTGTGATCTTCGTTGGCGCATTGGATTACCAAGCACCCCCCAACATCCGGTTGCCAGCCATGCGTCAGCTGAGAGACCTTAAATCTCTGGGACAGCCAGACTGGTTTGTCCTCAATATTCATGACCTCACCTCCCGGCGCTTGTGCTCGATGAACTGGGCAACGGTCAGGTCTGATCGCTCCGCGTCCATCCAGAATGAATTGATCTGATCTAGTGACCAGCTGCTGAAGTCACCGATCCCCAGTGAGTCGAGGATCAGTGAGCAGTAGGGCTCGCCTGCGGAGCCCGCGGTGGCAGACCGCACGAGGCGGTCGAGATTGAGTTGTGGCTCGCGCTTCATGCTTGCAGCTCCTGCTTAATCCGCTGGAACTCCTCGCGGTCGCCGTTATCGAAAGCCTCATACAGTCTTTGCCGGTGGTCGTGCAGCTGCTTCTGGGCCAAAGGCATCAGGAACACCGGGGTGTAGTCAGTGGAATTAATGACGGGGCATATGTGCGCGCTATGCAGCTCGAACTGAAGCCAGTCCATGCCCAATACGTTGCTGCCAGCTTTCAGCGCTTCGTACATGACCTCAGCCTCAGCCCGGCACCTGAAAGCCTCATAGCTGTGGTGCAGGGTGTCCGGCTCATCGCGGTGGCGCTTTGTGTAAATTAGTAAAAAGCTCATTGCATGTTCTCCCGGGCTATGGCTGCGGTTTCGATGACGTCCATCCCGGGCACCGGGTCATAGTCGGTAGAGCGCAGCACGGCTGCGATGCTGACTGACCACATGTCATCGTCCTGAGTCAGCTGTTCGTATCGCTCCTGCGCGTCGGTCAGCAGCTCGTGCGTTTCGTATCGGTCAGCGCTGAGCTCTGCGTTGTGCCAAGTCACTAAAAACATAATTCGATCTCCAAGTTGTTTCGGTGGTTTAGTAGCCCAGCCAGACGAGGATCTCGTCCGACTGGTAGTTGGTGCGGTTTGGGTGCTCGCTGCGGAATTCGTCGATGTCAGCGTCACTCATCGAGTGCCTGCGCATCTCACGAACCATTTCGGCATCGCTCACCTCGTGGCCGTCCATCGCCTCGTCGTAGGTCATGCCGCCACCTCATCCGCTAATGCTTTGCTTGCCTTCTGAGCGGCATCGATTGCTGCCCAAACATCGCTTTCACCGTGGGCAATAGCCGCCGCGTCCAGCGCTACCGCAACTTCGCCTATCAGCTCATGTAGCTCCTGTGCCAGCGGCGCTACGCTCTCCCGCAGATAAAGTTCCAGAGTGTTCATGCCGCAGCCCTCCTGTCGCAGCTGGCACGCATGCGGTCGCAGCGCACCCGGTAGTCGGTGATGGCGGACTGCTCGTCCCTGATGAAGTAGTGGCCAAAGCAGAACTCATCGTTGGGCATGTAGAACTCATGCGTGCCCCACTCGATGCCGAACTCTCCGCGGTCGCGAGACCAGAGCACGACGGCTTCGGTTTTGTCCCGGCTGAGCTCGATGTTCTCGAACTGCCAGCCCTTACGGGCCAGCAGCGATTTGATGTGGTCGATTGCCTGAGTGCTCATGCCGCCACCTCCTGCTCGATGCAGCCGCGGACGACACACTGCGAGTGCTCCCATTGGACGGGGTAGGCGTGGGTGAACAGATACCCGGTATCGAGGTGCTGGCACACCATCCGCTCGGGGTCATGGTCAAGGCACCCCCACTTCTGGATCAGCTGGTAGGCAGCGAAGTAGTGGTTGGCGACGGTGTCGAGCTCGTACTTGTAGGGCACTGTCAGCTGCCGCTGCATGTCACTGTCGGCGCGACCGTCAATCTTTGCGACGATGCGGGCGCCGTTGGTGTCAGTGGGGCCCTCGAAGCGGGTGCGAATTTTAAAGAATGAGTTCATGTCAAAGTCTCCAAGTTGTTACGGGTGGTTTCCCGTGACGCCCCGGGGGGCGTTTCGGCCAGTAACCAGCTGGCAGCTCTTCGGACGGGGGATCACTTCGCGGCTCGGCGCCGGCTCTCGGTGGCGATTGCCATCAGCTGATCGTGGGCGCGATCCCAGAGCTCGCGCTCGGCGTCGGTGGCTTCCATCAGCCGATGGGTGAAGCCCTCGTTCCAGCAGGACAGGTTGCCCCAGCGCGCAGCGTGAGCAGCGAACTTGAACGCCTTGTAAACGAAGTACTCGGGCCCACCCTTGGGGTCGGTCTTGCGCAGGCTCCAGAGGGGCCCTTTCGGGCCCGCGTTGCGCTTGCGGCAGCACTTGGCCAGTGCTTCCACGATGTCGGCGTCGACGTTGAATTTGTGCAGCTGCATGCTGGCGTTGATCCAGTCGGCAGCGGTGGCGAATCTTTGGTTTCCAAATGTGCTCATGATGTTGTCTCCAAGTTGTCAAAAATTTGGGCGGAAAAAGCGTGAATCCCGCCCATCCGATTAGCTCGCAAGCCTCTGTTGAGAAGATGATCCAACCTGTCGGTTGAGAGAGACGTTAGACCCGGCGCTCTTGCCGGCCGCGTAAGAGCGACCGTCCCTGATGGTGTATGAGCTGGCGCGCCCGTAGCTGAGGTTGAATTTTTTGCTGATCAGGTCGCGCTTGACTACGACCAGATCCTTCCCGGTTGACACGGCCTTGAAGGCCTCTTCGCGCTCAGCCTTGATTGCCCGGGCGTTCTTCAGAATCCCGTGGACGCAGCCCATCTTGAATGCGTTGCGCATGGAGCGGTCGCCATCGAACTGCTTTGCCAGTCGCTCGACCACTGAAACCAGATAGTCGAAATACATCATCGCTACCTCGTTGTCGTGACTGGTGCCACAGAAGAGAATGGTGTTGCCGCGTTTCCATGGCAGAGTCTCTGTCATGTAGGCAGCTGCCCATGCCAGACTCCATACCCAGCGTGAGTTTCTGCTCTCTTCGGTCTCCGCTCGAAACATGTCATCTTCGGACTGTGCTTTGGCTGATTCGAGCTCAGCCATTTTGACGTCGTGCTTGCGCATCATGGACTCAGCCTGTCGGAGTGCAGTTGCTGCCTCCTGCTCGTTGCTCGCTGAGTGCTTCGCCATGTTCAGAAGCTTTGAGACTTTCTCGATAATTCTGTGTCGGTGCATGTTGTGATCTCCAAGTTGTAGATTTGAGTTATGGGGTGTGGGTCAGTGACCCCATGGTGCGCATTATAACTCACAGGTAAAATCGCATTTCAAGGGGTTTTCTCAATTAAATTTGAAAAGATCTCAGGTAGCTAGTGTTTATGCGGGATTCAGCAATGGAAATTGACCTACAGGATCGGCTGCTGCGGATCGAAACGAAGCTTGATTCGCTCACCGAGAAGCTATCTGAGCTCGGGAGAATCGATGAGAGAACCGACTCAGCGCATGCCCGCCTGACCCGTCATGAGACCCGGCTGGATTGGATCGAGAGAGAGCATCGAGAGCTCGTTGAGCAGGTGCAGCAGCAGGCCGGATCGAGTCAGGTTTGGGAGCGTGCAGCGTGGCTCATCTTTGCGGCAGCGCTCGGGATACTCGGGCACCTGATGCAGTGAAAATTTTTGTGGGCGGAAAAGAGGTGAATCCCACCTATCCGGGCCCCGCCAACCCAGTAAGGAATACCCATAGTGAGTAAGACAGATCCCAATACAGGAAACCCGAAGAATCTCAACTGGAGACAGTCCAAGTTCGTGGCTGAATTTGTTGAGCATGGGAATGCCACTCAAGCAGCCCAAGCAGCGGGATATTCGCACCCGAAGCAGCAGGGCTCGCGACTGTTGACTCATGTTGACGTGAAGGCGGGAATTGAGGCTCACAAGCGCCAGTTAATGGCTCGAGCGGTGGATAAACACGATTGGTTGATGGAGCGTCTCGAGAGGGAAGCGCTCGACCCTGAGAACACCGACGCCTCCCGGGTTCGCTCGCTTGAGCTGATTGGCAAGGTGATTGGCGCCTTCGCCCCTGAGAAGCAGCAGATCGAGACGGTCAGCAGCGGGTTCTTCGCAGACCTGAGCCCGGAAGAATCGGATGCACTTGAGGAATCGATGGGCGAGTTCCCATTCACAGATGGCAATACCACCATTAACTGACGTAAACATACATTTAAGGAAGTTAGTTTGCGGCTAAATTTGGGCCGCTTGGCTGGCGGGATTGGCTCGGGCGTTTTCGAGCGGATGGGCCCCGCGGCACCCGGGCATGATGCGCATGATCGCCGGCAGGCGCCCGGGCCCACCCGGGGGGGGGTGCCAGATGGAAGATCCAGGGGCATCGACGACCATGGTTCCATAGGGCCTATGCCTATCAGTAGAACGAGGTTTGATGGCCGGGACACAATTAGCCAAAAAAATTCCTAATTACCACCATTAGACCCCCGGGGGGTGCATTTGATAGGGGGGGGTGGTCTTTCTGAGAGTACCCATGCAAAAAATGTGGAGATATTGAAATGACAAAGCCTGCTAAGGGCAAAGCCAAGGCTAAGAAGGTAGGAAATCGCAAGGTTTCGTATGGCCAAGCTGGTAAAGCTAAGGACGGTGGCCCTCGTGTTCGCCCGGGAACTAGCAAAGGCGACTCATATTGCGCGAGAAGCTTGGGTATCAAGAAGAGATTGTCCAAGAAGAAGCAGAATGACCCCAATACCCCCAACAATTTGAGCCGGAAACGCTGGAAATGTAAGGGTGCAAAGTCCACGAAGAAGTAAATCCATGTGGATTTATGTCTAATTAGTGGTTACATTTGACTTAACGCGGTTAACTGAGCCTCTGGGAGGCCCTAGAAGCGACGAAGTTGCCTTTCCCCTTGGGCATTATCCTTCCCGTTATCGTCGTTTCTGGGCCTTCTGGGGACTCTCTCGAGGACACAGGGGAATTATCTATGAAGAAGCTTGCGATTGCGGCGAGTTTGGTGGTTTTGGGTGGCTGTTCTAGTGCGACGACTCAGTATTATGAAGCGGTTCAGGCAGCTGCTCAGGCGAATGCTGCGGCATCTCAGGCGAAATATGAGGCCTTATCTAAGATAGCTTCGAGTGGTGACGGCCAAGCTGCCAGTGCTGCGGTGATGGCGTTGGCTTTGACGCAGACGCCTACGGTAACGCCACAGCCACAGCAATCTCAGGCGATTCAGTGGGCTTCTATTCTGGCTACCCCGGTTACCAGCTTGGGCATGATGTGGATGCAGGCCGATTCTGCAAAGACCATGGCTCAGTACGGGGCTGAGGTAGATCTCGCTCGAATTTCTGCGAACTCAACTAGCCAGCAGGCGCTATATGGTTCGTTTGTAGATATGGGCGAGGCGACCGCCTCTGTGGCTAACGGTATTGATTACACGCCCTTTGTAAATGGGATGGTGGATTTGGGTAATGCTGGCATTGATGGGGCGGTAACGCTGGGCACTGCTGGATTTGATTCCAATGTGGCGATCTCCGGCGCTGCGATCACTGGGCTTGTGGATCTGGGCAATGCTGGCCTTGATTCCACGGTGACCATGGGGACGGCTGGTCTTGATTCTGCGACCACTCTGGGCACGGCGGGGCTTACCAGCGCAGTGACTCTGGGCACCGAGGGCATGACGGGGATTACCAATGTCAGCCTAGCGGGCTACGAAAACATGCTGAACATGGATGCCGCCAACAATAATTTATTTAGCAGTGTTTGGACTGACTACCAGACTGCTGTTCAGAACATTCTCGATTCACAGGTTAATTGCTCAGCGACTACGGCGGCTGACGGCGCGGTGACGATAACCTGCCAATGATTACGATCAAGCGTTTTGCGCACCACCCGACAGGGACGTTGGGGGTTATGCAGATTCCCAGTAACCAGTTACATACTTTCTACACGATTGAGCGACCCTGGCTGAACAACAAGCCGTTCGAGTCTTGCATTCCGTTGGGCGAATACTCGATCAAGTGGAAGGAATCCCCCAAGTTTGGCATGTGCTATGAGGTGGAAAACGTCGAAGAGCGTACCCACATTCTGCTGCATGTTGCTAATTTCCCGACCGATGTTGTGGGCTGCATCGGATTGGGCATGGATTTAATGGGAGATCGCATAGCTGTCGCGAGCTCCAAGTTAGCAATGGAGAAGTTTCATGACCTTACTGGGGGTAGGCCATGGCAGCTCAAAATCGCAAATGCGCCATATGCGGCGTTACCAAGCCCATAGCGGAGTTCCCGCCACACCAAAAAAAAGGCTACTTCAAAAGGACGTGCAGGCCCTGCACTAAGGCAAAGAATGCCGCTTACAAGCACAAGTGCCCTGAAAACTATCTGTACACACGGCTCGGCAGGCAAAACCCGGGTCAACCCCGGATAGATGTGCAGATCACGAAAGAGGATCTGAGGGAGCTGTGGGATCACCAGCAGGGCAAGTGCGCCGTCACGGGATTACACATGACCTATTTCCCGCGGGCCCAAAGGAAATCGACGGGGCTGAATGCTTCGGTAGACCGCATCGACTCGGACGACATTTACAGGAAAGGCAACGTCCGGTTGGTGTGCAGCAAGGTGAATGTGATGAAAGGCGCCGGAGAAGACGCCGACATGCTGTGGTGGTGCAAGCACGTTATCGAGGGCTTAGAGGGTGAATGATCAGGAGTTGATGGAGGCTGCGCGAGTCTTCAAAAGCGACTTCCCTATTTACGCCAAAAATATTTTGAGTGTGGTGAACAAGGAGGGGGAGCAGGTTCCTTTCAAGCTGAATGACGGTCAGAAGCTAGTTCACCGCCAGCTTGAGAGGCAGCTCAAAGAGCAGGGCAAGATCAGGGCCCTGATTTTAAAGGCCAGACAGGTGGGGATATCTACTTATGTGGAAGGTCGATTCTTCTGGAAAATTACACAGACGCGGAACGCTAATGCGTTCGTTCTCTCGCACTTGGCTGAAAGTACGAATTCGATTTTCAACATGGTTCGTATGTTTTACGACAACGTGCCGCATAAAGCTTTCAAGCCTAATCTTTCGTCTCAAAGCGCCGCGACGTTGGTATTCGACGAGATCAACTCACGTTACCGAGTGGGTACGGCACGATCTACTCAGACGGGGCGAGGACAAACTAACCGATTTGTCCATGGATCGGAGGTCGCCTTCTACCCGCAAGGGGCCGACATCGTAGCGGGTCTGCTGCAAACGGTAGGCGGATCCGGCAGTGAAGTAATCCTTGAGTCCACGGCCAATGGTGCCGGCGGCTGGTTCTATGACCAAGTCATGAAGTCCCTGCGCGGGGAGACTGACTGGATAACTTGTTTTGTCCCATGGTTTGCGATGGCGGAGTACCGGGCCAAGGTACGGCCTTACTTTGAGCGCAGCCGTGAAGAGGAGCAGCTAGCCGAAAAGTACAACCTGAGTGATGAGCAGCTGCAGTTCCGCCGCAATAAAATCGATGAGTTAGGCGGTTTCGATCTATTTAAACAAGAATATCCCTCAACTCCCCTCGAGGCCTTCCTTACTTCAGGCCGGTGCTTTGTCGAGGACGAGGTGCTGGGTGATGCCGAGAAGGAGTGCTATACACCTGACTTTGTGGGTGAGTTTCTCAGCGACGGCATGGCTGAGCGTTCCAGTGGGCCTTACCGGGAATGGTACGCACCAAGCCAGGACGAGTCTTATGTGATCGGCGTGGATGTGGCAGAGGGCCTGTCATACGGTGATTACTCGTGCGCTCAGGTGCTGGATAGCCGCGGGAATCAGGTGGCCTGCTGGCACGGGCACATTGATCCGTATGAGTGGGGCAACGTGGTGTCCAATCTTGGGCGCAGGTTTAACGGCGCTTATGTCATCGTCGAGCGCAACAATCACGGGCTCACCACTCTCCGCCGGCTGCAGGAGTTGAACTATCCCAGCCTATTCGTAGAGAGCTCTGTTGATGGTGCATACGGTGACAAAATCACAAAGCGCGGTGGCTTCCTGACGACCTCAAAAACCAAGCCTTTGATCATCGACAACCTCGCAGCCTTGCTTAGGCAGCGCGATTCTGGGATAGCAGATACGAACCTAATCAAAGAGTTGCGAACGTATGTGATCGACGAGAAGGGGGCGACAAACGCTCAGTCGGGATGTTATGATGACAGGGTGATGGCTTTCGCTGTCGCGCTCCACGGACTGGCATCTATGCCGCGGCCTCGGGTACACACGGCTGCTCGGCGATTTAAAACCGTTGACACCACCGTGGGGTATTGATGGACGCTGTCCTGCAAGAGGCGCCCGGATTCGATGTGGAGAATCCTGATGGCACTCAAGATGTAGAAATGATGAGTCTCGGATCAAAGCTTTCTGCTTTGTTTTCCGAGTATAAGGATGCGCGTCGAGAAACCGAGGACGAGTGGATCAAGGATCTGCGTCAGTTCTCCGGCCAGTATGACCCCGAGACGATCGCCAGACTCAACGAAGCTGCCGGTTCACGCAGCAAAGTATTCGTAGGACTTTCTCGCACCAAGGTGATGGCTGCATACAGCCGCCTTGTCGACCTCTTATTCCAAAGCGGCCATGCGTTTTTCGCAGTCAGTCCTACTCCCCGCCCCAAGATAAATCCCCTGAAGCGTGCAGAGATGCAGCAGATGTTGATCAACAACATTGTGGAGCTGGGTCAGGGCCAGCCTGAAGAGGTGATACGGCAAGTTCTCGCGGAGAACGAAGAGGCTATTCGCCAGGGGCTTCAGGAACAAGAAGAGCGTCTCGCCCTGATAGCTTCTGAAGAAATGCAGAAGGACATCGAAGATCAGCTGATCGAAGAGAACACTGAGCAGAAGATGAAGGAGGCGATTCTCGAGGCCTGCATTTTCGGTTCCGGCGCAATCAAGTCAGGGACGGTAAAGATCGACCGAGTTCAGTCGTATCAGCGCATTGAGGACGAGATGGGCCGGTCTACCTACGCGATGGTCATGCAAGAGGAGGCGCGGCCAGAGATTGAGTCGGTTTCGATTTTTGATCTCTACCCAGATCCCTATTGCACAAGCCTCGAGGACTGCTCAGGTATGTTCCGGCGTCATGTGTTGACCCGCCGTCAGTTCCGCGAGCTATCAGATCTGCCTGCGTTTGATTCCGAGATTGTTCTTTCGATCTTGAAAAATAACCGAGGCGGCAATCACGAAGAGGAAGACCATGAACGAACCCGGCGACAGATCGCTGGAATTCAGGATCATGGTGACTCTCGGCGGTATGAGCTTCTGGAGTTCTGGGGGACGATAGACGGGTATGACCTGCAAGATGTTGGCGTTGAGCTGCCAGAGGGGGCTGATCCTTCTGCAGACTTTGATGCAAACGTCTGGATCTGTGCCGGCAAGGTAATCAAGGCGGCTATGAACCCGGTTAAAGGCTACCGCATCCCTTACAACATTTTTCCATATGAGCGCACGCCCCACCAGTTTTGGGGAGTTGGGGTGCCCCGCATGATGCGCGACTCGCAGCAGACCATGAATGCGGCGACCCGTATCTGGCTGGACAACATGGCCCTTAGCTCGGGGCCGATGGTGGAAGTAAACACCGATCTTCTCGCTGCGGGTGAAGATCCGACTGACCTTCATCCGTGGCGAGTCTTTTTGAGGTCTGGTGGCGATGGTTCTATGCCGGCGGTGAGGTATTACCAGCCTGTTGCAAACGCGAATGGCCTGAACCAGATCATCGAGATCTTCCGAAGATTTGCCGACGAGACCACATCGCTGCCTTCCTATACTCATGGCGAGCAGACTAAGAGCCTCAACAAAACGGCGACTGGCATATCTATGCTCATGGGCGCAGCCAACGTCGCACTGAAGTCCACCATCAAGAACATTGATGACTTCCTAATTAGGCCCATGATAGAATCGTTATTCCACTTCAATATGAATTTTGGAGTGAATGAGCGTGCCAAAGGCGACTTAAAAGTCGTGGCGCGTGGCAGCACCGCACTCGTGCAGAAAGAAGTGCAGAGCCAGCGACTTCTTCAATTCCTCTCGCTGGTCTCAAATCCCATGGACTCTCAATTGGTGGATCGAGCCAAGCTTTTGCGTGATATCGCGCAGAGCATGGACATCGATCCTGCCGACGTTATCAAGTCTGAGGAGCAGCTAATTGCCGAACAGCAAGCAGCGTTACAGCAACAGCAAATGCTCGCCGCGGCAGGCCCGGGCGATCAAGGTCTTAACCCTGACGGAGGAATGGCCCCTCCTGGTGGAGTTGCTGGAATCTAGACTAATTGATGCGCAGGTCAAGTTAGAGGCCGCGGGGAAAGATGATTTTAGGTACGAGCAAGGGCGCGTGGCAGAACTGCGCACCGTGCTTGGACTGGAAGAATCTGCAGAAGCAGTTATTGAAGCCGAGAGAAATCCAAGACGGAGCTCCGGCTTTTGACGGACACCCCCTAGAGGAACCGTAAATGGCAAAAGTAAATCCTGAGCAATTGGAAGCGGAAGCTCAAGAAATGATGGCCCGATTAAAGGGCGAGGCTGAGGCCCCTCAAGAAGAGGATACCCAAAGCCCCGAGCCGGAGATCGAGGCACAGGCACCCGAAGAGCCAACGGATACTGCCGAAGAAATTGAGCAGGCTCCCGTCGAAGACAGTGAAAGCGGCGAAATGTCTGAGACGGATCAAGCTTTGAAAAAAGCTGATGAACGCTACCGAAATGCCCAGCGAAAGATGACGCAGGCGACACAAGAGTCAGCCGATCTCCGACGAGCACTCGAGGAGACACAAGGCCAGCTTAAAAACCTGCAGCGTCAGCTTGCTGAAAAGGACGTCGATCTAGAAAAGTTAAAGGCAGTTAGGGAAGAGTATCCAGACTTAGCCGGCCCTATTCTAGATATGGTGGACAGGACGCAAGCACAGGTAGCCGAACAAAATGAAGAGCTTGAACAGCTCCGGCGAATGCGAGAGCAAGAAGCAGTTGATGCTGCTCAGGCAGCTCACATGGCTCGCATCAGAGACGCCCACCCGGACTTGGATGACATCGTCCAAACGGGAGACTGGGCTGATTGGCTGGAGACTCAGGGTGCTGAGGTTCACCATTGGGTTCGTGAAGGATCCTCTAATGATGTGATCAAAGTCCTGAGTGATTTCAAGTCCGACATGGGATTCGGTCAACCGACGCCGCAAGAGAAGGCGCTCGATAAGGCGAAAGCTGTGGCAGAGCCAAAGCTCCCGAAATCGAGAAAGCCTGATACTGGTGCCGGACAAAAAATCTACTCTGCGGCTGACATAAAGGCTATGTCTCTGAAGGACTTTGAGAACCAAAGAGGCGACATTATGGAAGCTTGGAGGCAAGACAACATCCGGCGTTAATTAACTCTTGCATAGAGGTATTTAACAATGGCTATTGGTGCTAACGGCTCTGGCGCGGCTTTCGAGTACGCGGCTAATCAGGGCGGCTTCATCCCGGAAATTTTCAGCAAGTTGCTGCAGGCTAAGTTCTACGCATCTTCTGTTCTTCCGGCAATCTCAAACACCGAATATGAGGGTGAAATCTCTGGTCAGGGCGATAAGGTTCACATCCGAACCGTGCCCAACGTAACGGTTGCCGACTACACTGGCTCAATCAGCTACGCTGATTTGACCACCAGCACTGTCGAGCTCCTGATCGATCAGGCCAAGAGCTATGCCTTTAAGGTAGACGACATCCTTGGTGCTCAGGGCGATATTGACATGCTGGCGGAAGCTTCTGCTGACGCTGCAGAGTCAATGCGCATCGCTGTCGAGACGGATGTCCTGGCTAACGTCGTAACTGGTGCAACCACTACGGGCGCTCAGACTACGATTACTGCGGCCAACATCCTCGAAAACATCCTTGAAATTGCAAAGGATCTGGACGAGCTGAACATCCCTGAAGAGGGACGCTACATCGTTCTGCCGCCCAGCATGATCTCTCTGCTCAAGCAGAGCGAACTGCGTCAGGCGTACTTGACTGGTGATGGCACTTCACCTCTCCGCAACGGTCAGGTGGGTCAGGTAGACCGCTTTACGGTTTACCAGAGCAATCTGCTCTACACCCCAGCTTCAGGTACTGATGCTACTTACACCCACGTTCTCGCGGGTCATCCCAAGGCAATCACGTTCGCC